ATGTCTGCACACGGCCATCATATTTATAGAACTTGTCAATACCCATCCAGTACACCGCACCGGAGGCGATAACAGCGGCATTAGGGCCAACGATAGACACGTTGTCAGCAATCAGTTGAGCAGTCCAAACAAAAGGTGGTCCTACGTATTGATATGAATAGATTGAAGAGTCTGTGAATACCACAATCTCTTGGCGGGACTGAACGGCTGTAATGATGGCCGAACCGTGAGAAAGTTGCAAACTACCTGCTTGGTTTGTAGCTTGGGGTGACCATGTGAACGGGTCTTCTTGATCTGACCAGCGAATCAACATTGGGTTTAGAGTGCTACTACCATAGTCATTTGTACCAAAGACAATCACAAAACGGCTGGCGTCCGAAACAATAAGAAAGTTTTGGAATAGGGGGGTGTCGTCATCTCCAGCATCTGCCAAATCAATACCACGTTGAGAGATGCGTTGGGTGCCTGATTGGCCACCCGATGTTGTAATTGGCGTACCTGAAATAGCGGTGGACACATTGAATGTGCCGCCTGTGGAATTCACCACAAAGTAGACCTGCCCCACGACCAAACCAGTGGGCAAAAGACCTGTAGTTGTAAGCGAGATTGTTGTGCCATCAGGAAACGAAAACCCAGCAGGTAGCGTAATAACGCCGGGGGCTGCGATAGAGATAGTAATCTGGATGGGGGAGAAACCTACGTTGGCGTTCCAGTAGTAGACGCCTTGGCCACGGGGACCGTAGATCAAATCTTCACCGAAATTTTGTTGGTTCCACAACTGCAAAGAAGTAGAGTTGCTAGAACCTACGCCCCAAGTACCGCCACCCCATGTACCGCCGCCCCAGCCAAGCAAAGGGATCTGGTAAGACGGTCCAGTATTAGTCTCGTATTGCGTTACAACAGAACCACCTCCGGGGGAGCCAGAAGCATCTGCGGCAGTTGCAGTGGCTGACACCGTGATGGTGTATGCGTTGTTGTTGACAAAGGTAATCTGAAAGGTGTTTGCAAGCACAGCCGGAGTGATTGTGCCGCCCAGAGTAGTAATTCCCGCACCGCTATAGGTAACAAAGTCACCCCCAACGCAGCCGTGATTGGTGTCGGCAACCGATATCACAGCCGAACCATTGGTAGCCGTGAACGGGTTTGTCAGCGTAATTGTTTTGCGGATGGGGGTAATGTCATAGTACAGACCGCCGCTCATGATGTAGAACTTGAGGTTAGTGCCAACACCAACTAAGTTCAGAGACGCAAGAGTAATCCAGTTCCCAAGAGAACGGCAAATGCCCAGAAATACACCGCTTGCAAACGTAGTCCAACCACCAATCTTCTCAGGGTTACCTTGTCGAAAACGAACCTTGTCGCAGTCATACCAACCACCCTCGGTTGTGTATCGTGTGTTTTCTTTGTTGACACCCGGTTTAAATAGATACTTGGCAAGTGGCATTTTTAACCAACGTTACGTTCAAAGTGAGGGCAATCTACTAAAGACTTGAAGTTGCCGCCCCAGCGGTTCTTAGGGTGTAGGGTTTCCCAATACGCGCCAAGAGAAGCAAGGATTGCCTTGTCCCAAATGATTTTGCCATCACGGAAGAAGTTCAGATCTATGGCGCATCGTTTCAGATGGATGGAATTCATAGTCTTGGAACGCCCCGTCTTAAAATAAATGGCTTGCTGTTCGGGCGTACGAGCAAGTTCCCCGCCGGTCACCACGAATCCTTGGTCTGTAGCGTACTGGATTAGCTTGCACATGTCCAGCAAAAACGCAGCTTGTTCAGTGCTTAAGCTCATTTTTTGCCTTTCATATCAGCTAGTTTCTCAATGGTTCTGCCGCCAAAGTATGCGCCCATTATCAGCATCCCCCAGTTACCCAACAAGGTGACATAGGACTCGTTGGCGTTGTACCCATAGGCAGACATCATTGCAAACAAGAAGTAGCCTAGAAAAATGGCAATCAGGCTCATGGGACGGATGTTCTTGGACAGCCAAGAATCGCTATTCATATCCGATTTCCAGCGGTCTGTGACGTTATCGTCTTCGTTCTGTGCAGCCTTGGCAAACATTTCTAGCTCAGCTAACTCTAGCTTGGCCTTCTCAATACCTAACTCAAGCAGGCGTTCTTCGTGCTCAAACTGAAGCTGGCGCAGGTTGCTGACATCTTCTGCGGTTGGGTTGTCGGGAATCTTCACGCCAAGCGTCTGCTCGACGACTTCTTTGCCCTTGGCTTGGATGGCAGACGACAGCAGGGTAAGGCCGTTTTGGGCTAGGCTACCTAAAAGGGATGCGACTATTGGAATCATCTCGTTTTTCCTTTTCAATGTCTCTGCGTAACTTTTCCATCTTTTCAATCTGCTGTTTGGCTTCATGCTTGGTCTGCATAACGTCCATGTACAGCATCCCGAGCAGGGGGAGCAACACTACTATAAGCAAACAAGCGGCAATCCATCCCACCACTATCTCCCAATCCTGTACAAGAGGCCGAGGAGCAACCACATATATAGGAGGAATAGGATAGTCGCCAGCAGGTATGCCTGCCTTTCTTTTAGGAGCCGCTCCTCCTCTTTGCGTTGCCATGACTCATCATCCCGCTTCTTCCTTGCCCTGTCTTGCTCTATCTTGATGACATTCCGCATATCAAACACTTTGGAATACAAAGCGCCCATCTCTTTTGGAGCGCCGTATACCATTGCCTCTCTGATCTCAACCTCCAACAGCGCCATCTGGTCTTGAGCCATTACCCGCTTTAGGGCGGCTTCCATCAGGTTAGCGTCGGGGTTGTAGACAGTTTTACTCTTCTCTTCCTCTTCCCTTATGTGCTCAGCAAGCTGTTCTTGCAGCTTGAAAAACGTCGAAAGCTGAGTAACGATGTCTGCCATGACTTGGGTTTCGTTGACGGCAACGTAGGCTTCCTTCTTTTTCGCCACAGGCTTGGGGCTTGAGGTGGGCGCTGTTCCGAAGAGTTTTGCCCAGAATCCTCTGACTGTTTTGACATCTGAAGCAACCTCATCGACAGTTTTCTTGATCTCCATGAAAGACGTTTTAGCGTCTTTGTAAAGCTTGCACCCCTGCTTAATAGCGGCAACGCAAGCATTAGCGGCAAAGAGGATGCTGAGCGGATCAATTTACAGCCCCAATGGTGCTTCAGGCCACTCAATTGTCCAAGGGAAACCTGCTTGAGTTGGGACGTTGCGTAAGGCAGTACGGTATGTTGCCCATGCAGCCTTGTCAGCAGTGCTGTCGGCAATCTGCGTCCAGTCGCTGTCTTTGAGCTTATCTGTACGTGAGTTGCGTACAGACTTAGCCTGCTCTGCGTCTCTCATTGCTTTGTAGGCGGTCTCTTGTTCAGCGGCAGTCATTGCTGGCTCGGTTTCTGTAGCCGCACGGTCTGTAAAGACGGGGCCGAGGATGTACTTGGTGTACCACTTGCCCTCAAGCTGTTCCACGCCAGAGCGTTGGCTGTACTGATAAACCGTGCCGCCAGAGGCTTGTGGGCCTTCAAAGATTACGTCTGCGCCCCGGTCGTTTAGGTTCTCTTCTGTGGGGCGTCTGGGCAAATCCGAGCCTTGTGGAAGACGGCGAAACTCGTCTTCGTACATGACCTGACCTGTTTCTCTAATTCTGATTTCCATGATGATTCCTTATGCGATTGCCAAAAAGATGAAGGTTCCAGCACTTGCATTGATGGCTGCTGGCGCTGTGCTGCTGATCTCAAACCCTGCGCTATAGGTGTCAACGTAGTCAGTACCTGTGACTTCATTGGCAGAAGTATTTAGTAACAAATACGGATCGTTACCAGCAACGATGCCACGGGCAGAATCCCAAACATACCAATCACCAGTTGAATCAGTGCGCTTTATAAGTACAAACCTAGCCCCTGCTGTGAAGCCACAGTTAATTTGCAGAGTTGTACCTGTGCCTGTGTATGAGCCTACTTTAGAAACACCAGCGCAAGTTGCAAATAGGTAGGCAACATAGGTTCCAGCGGAAGCATTTGTTGTGGTGCTTGTACCAACACTAAAAACAGAAGATGTTGGTGTTGTGCTATTCCATCTTGTTGTTCCCGTTGCTTTAGCCGCAGTTGTATTTAAAACAACATACTCTGTATTTGCAAGTGCAGAACAATAACTGTCCCAATCTGCCGTTGTGTCCCTGCGTTTTACAATCATTAACTCAGGAACAACGCCAAGGTTGTGTGTAAATGTTGTGTTACTTCCCGTCCCCGTATAGCAAACTTCATCAAAAAACGATGGGGCTCGGCGGAAGTCCCAAGCAATAATGCTAATACCCGATTCGTTTTCATTGCCAAAGCTACCAACAGTAAAACCAGTTTGAGTAAATGCAGTCAATCCATCTGCTCTGGTTGTTTCTGCCGCAGTACTGTCTGGAGCAAGTGATTTTGTTGCGCCTCTTAGCCTATCGTAAACTCTAGGACTATTAGATGCAGTTCTGCCTTTAATCCAAACCAAATCTAAAGGAGGGCTGCCACTAGTTATTGATTGTGTAGCGCCATTTCCCGTATATAAATCAGGACTAAACACTGTTGTACCCAACGTAGGCACTTTCATCGGGCCACGGCGTATGGCTATGTAGATAAAAGATGCTGAAGTTGTATATCCAGAAACAGTAAATCCTGTTGCAGTAGGAGTAATTGTCCCGCCTGCTGATTCCGCACTTGAAAGATTTGAGCGTAATAATTGAGCGGCAGTACTAACTGTCATTCCACGCATTACATCTGAAATAAACCAGTTACCTGCAGCGTCAGAACTTTTTTGCAGTGTCCATTGAGGCTCATATCCAAGAGTAACTGTTGCAAGCCCACTTCCATCAGTAGTAAAAGTCCCACAAGAAATCACATTGTCCGTACCAGCAAGGCCAAATCCTCCTGCGTCATGGGCAAAGATGTACGCTACGTAGGTAGCGCCATTAGTGTTTGTATCTTGGTCATTTCCAACAGTAAACACTGTACTTGTCGGGTTTGTGTCGTTCCATAAACTATTGGCAGTTTGTGCAGAGTCGGTAGCATTTAATTTTAAAAATTTTGTTCCACCTAAAGAGCGATGGTAAACAGCCCAATCACGGACAACGCTTGTGCATTTCACCATAATACAACCCGGCACTGAGCCAAGATTATGAGGCACAGTAAGCCCGGCAGACCCTGTACCGGTATACGTCACAACATCAAAAAACTTAGCCTGCTCTCGGAATGTCCATGAGGCGTACAAAAAGCCATTAGCATTGACAGCGCCATTATTACCCAATGAAAACCCAGAAGTGTTAAATGCTGTAAGTGATGTTGCGGCAGCAGATTGTGCGTTAGTCAGATTTGAAAACAATTGATTGGTAGCACCTCTAGCCGTATCAAACAAATTATGGTTATCAATAAAATCTCTAGACTTAATCCAAACCAATCCACCCTTAGTAGACAAGTCAATGCCATTAGTAATGGTCTGTGTAGCACCTGTACCCGTATACAAAAAGCAAGAGAACAAATTCTCAATAAACGCGCTGGGGTCTACGTTTCCAGCCGTAGGCCATATCCCTTGCTTGGCGTAACCAGCTTGTTGCGTCAGAGTCCAAATGCCGGGGGCGGTGCTATTTTCATACGGGCCAGATGGAGTCGCTGGATTCTTGGTGATGATCCCGCCGGGGTACTGATTAGACATTAGTCACCTCAACCCATGATGTTGTTGGCTCGTCCCATGTGTAAAGCTTGTTGTCTGTTGGCATTGGTGTTGGGGCATTCCATAGACAAGTCTGCTCATCTAACAACCAAGAAGCATAAGGCTGTGGAGGAATGAATGCATCACGTTGGGCATCGTAGGTATACCCTATACCAGCGTAGTTCTTACGCAGTGGACGACCTTCAGGGTGCTGACCACCATGTGTGTTGTATGAGGTCTGAACCCAGCCTGTGCCGAACAATCCAGAGTCAATAACATCTTGTTCAGCCACAATGACTTGGGTGACGATGCCGTTTTGTATTTGTGCAAAATGTGCCATGTTGTGCCTCAGAATGTGATTGAACCTGAAGAGGTAAATGTGTAGATTTTGTACCCGCCAGTGTTTGTAAAGGTAGGAGAACCAGTAGTTGATGCGGCGTTATTAAAAGTATTGGCGTAGCGAATAATTACTATGCCAGAACCACCATTTCCACCATTATTTGATATTGCAGTTCCCGCACCACCACCACCACCACCACCTGTGTTTGCAGTTCCAGCGGCTGCAACATTTCCACTGGTTACACCTTGAGCGCCGTTACCTCCACCGCCAAGTCCACCAATACCAGCAGGAACAATTCGCTTAGTTCCACCGCCACCGCCTGCGTAATAAGTAGAAGTCCCTGTAATAGATGATTGAAGACCATCGCCGCCATTACTTGTTCCATTACCTGTAGCACCCACAGCGCCAGCACCGCCGCCTCCGCCACCCGGTATGTTCGTTGTGCCGCCTTGACCGCCCGCATTACCTTGACCAGACGGAGAGGCAGCACCACCAGCGAAGTTATTATATGAACCACCGCCACCAGAGCCACCAGCGCTGCCAGCTGCGCCGTTGTCTCCACCTTTTCCACCACCAGTAGAGGTAATAGAGCTAAAGACAGAATTATCCCCATTTGTGCCATTACCGCCAGTGCTTCCATTTCCTCCAGCACCAACAGTTACAGTAATTGGTGAGCCAGTGGAAACAGAAAATCCTGATGCCGTTCTATAACCACCAGCACCGCCGCCGCCAGCGTTATCCCAACCCCCTCCACCACCACCAGCAACTACTAGATATTCAACTGTAGAAGTTGGATTTGCCGCAGGAGTAACACTGTTTGAAGATGCACTTTCTGCGCCGTAACCAAGTGCATTTTGTGCGGCTACTGTAAATGTATAAGCAGTTCCATTAGATAAGCCAGTTATCACAATAGGAGAAGAAGCGCCTGTTGCAGTAATACTGCCGGGGGTTGATGTAACTCTATAGCCTGTAATTGCAGAACCGCCGTTACTTGCTGGAGCCGTAAAAGTTACAGATGCTTGGGCATTATCACCAGTAGCAGTGCCAATCGTGGGCGCTCCGGGAGTGCTAGGCCAAAGACTTTGACCCTTGGCTTGCATCTGTTGTGTACGTGTCCAAATACCAGAATAATTAGGCATACCTAGTCCTTAGAAGGTAATTGAACCAGAAGAAGTCCATTGGTACACACGGTAACCACCAGCCACTGTTATTGTTGGTGATCCTGTAGTAGACGTTGCCGCCGCAAAGGTATCTGCGTAACGGATGATTACGATGCCAGAACCACCAGTGCCTCCAACGCCACTACTGTAGTTACCGCCAGCACCGCCGCCACCAGTATTAGCGGTTCCGTTACCACCCGCACCATTTAAAGAAGCCGAACCATTACCGCCACCGCCTAAACCACCTGTACTAGCAGTGCCGTTGTTAAAAATAGCACCGCCGCCGCCGCCAGCGTAATAAGTGTTTGTACCTGTAATTGCTGACTGTATACCAACACCGCCACTTACACCAACAAAATTATTGCTTCCAGTGCTGCCCACAGCGCCAGCACCGCCTCCTCCGCCCGAAGCAAAATCTCCCGCAGGCGGATACCCGCTACCACCAGCAAATCCTTGCCCAGCAGTACCAGCCCCGCCAGAGTGGTCATTGGTGTTTCCTGACGAACCACCACCGCCGCCAGAGCCACCAATAGATCCAATTTCGTCTGAGCCAGTTGCGCCCCTTGCGCCAGCACCCCCGCCAGTAGAGGTTATTGTTGAAAAGACAGAATTTGACCCATTAGTACCTCGATTTTGTGGAGCAGGGCCGCCTGCGCCACCCGCACCAACAGTTACTGTAATTGGAGAACCCGTTGAAACAGCAAAACCAGATGCTGTTCTATAACCGCCAGCACCGCCGCCGCCGCCAAGATTTGAGCCGCCGCCAGCGCCGCCAGCAACAACAAGATATTCAACAGAAGAAACCACAGCTAGGGGGGTTACGCTGTTACTTGCCGCACTCGCTGGGCCAGTCCCATAAGCGTTTGTTGCGGCTACGGTTACTGTGTATGTATTTCCGTTTGTCAATCCAGTCACAACAATAGGTGAAGATGCGCCAGTGTTTGTAAACACAACACCACTTGAAGAGTCTTTAGCAACAGCAACATACGAAGTAATCGCGCCACCACCTATATTAGCAGGCGCTGTAAATGTTGTAGACACTTGACCAGCGGAAGCCGTAGCTGTGCCAATCGTAGGCGCGTCAGGAACCAGCAACGGAAAGTATGAAGCCGTTAAAAACCCTCCTTGGTAGCGCATACTCATGGTGCTACACCTTAACTGATGACTTCGTAGGAGATTGTGTATGTAATTGCGCTGGCTGTACCAGACGTAATTGAAATTGACGTACCTTCCATCAGGTAGATGGCGGTGGTTTTGTCAACTGCAATTAACGAGGCATTAGCAGGCACAGATACTGCTGATACTACGGGATAGGCTGTACCGCCCGACGGGGCAGAACCTTGAGCCACAGCGCCGTTGCTATACACAGCCACAGTCGCATTTGCTGCGGTAGCCGTGGTGTTAGCCGCCACAATCTGATTGATCTTAAACACCTGACCGCTTGAGGCGGCATTAGGAACAAGAACAACTGCGGCTGTACCCGAGGGGGTGTAGTAAGTTGTTGTGCCTGACGCTGTGGTCGCGGCGAAAAGATTTGGATTTGCCATGA